AGTGGCCGCAGGGGTCGTCGCAAAGAATGTCGCAAAGAACGTCGTAGGGATCGCCACAGGAATCGCCACATGGGTCGCCGCATGGGCTGCACGGAAAACCACAAGAGACACAAAGGCCGCCACATGGGTCGCAGAAGATGCCGCACGGAAAACCATACAGGCCGCTCAAGCTGCCAAATTTAGAGAGATGGTATCTGGCAAATAATATGATTTATGCCGTGGAAGAAAGCAACCGACCCGGCGCATCCGGGAATATCCAAGCCTTACGGCCTGGACATCAACGGCCCCGATAGGGGCCAAAGGAGAAAAAATGGATAGAACAAAAGGAATCGGCGGTTCAGACGTAGCCGCTATTTGTGGCGTGTCGCCGTGGAAAACACCGCTGCAAATTTATTTAGAAAAAATCGGTGAATCGGCTGGCTCGCCCGATAATCCAGCCATGGCTTACGGGCGCATGGTTGAACCTGTTATACTGCAATGGTATGAGCAATATACGGGTCAGACAGTCGCTGTGCCCGGCCCATTACAGCACCCCCGATATCCCTACCTGATCGCCCACCTGGATGGTCTGACCCCGGACAGAGTAATTGAGATCAAGACGGCACGGTCATCCGTTGACTGGGGGAACCCCGGCACCGATCAGATCCCGGTTGCCGCAAAGGACGCATGGGCCGTCACAAAGGACGCATGGATTGCAGAAGATACCGCACGGAAAGCCGCACTGGCCGTAAGGAACGCCGCAGGGGTCGTCGCAAGGGTCATCGCAGGGGACACCGCAGGGGTCGTCGCACAGGCCGTCGCAGAGATCGCCGCATGGGCTGCACGGAAAACCACAAGAGACACAAAGGCCGCCACATGGGTCGCAGAAGATGCCGCACGGAAAACCGTACAGGCCGCTCAAGCTGCCAAATTTAGAGAGATGGTCTCTGGCAAATAATATGATTTATGCCGTGGAAGAAAGCAACCGACCCGGCGCATCCGGGAAAACAAAAGGGAGAGAGAAATGCAATTGACAACAACGCTGAATAGAATCCAAATGTGCAGTCCATGCTCTAAAGGTTGGAGAAAACTGTTGAAACATCTTGGCAAAACCGTGGCAGATAATGAATTGTTGCCTTTTAGCGTCATCCTCGACAGCAATGGTTTGGAGGATGCTCTCTGGTGCTGTCATACTATGCCAGAGCATAATCGGGTATGGCAACTGTATGCTGTGTGGTGCGCACGGCAAGTACAGTACTTGATGACAGATCAACGAAGTTTGAATGCTCTCGATGTGGCCGAGAGGTATGCTAACGGACAGGCCACCGATAAAGAGCTATCCGCCGCATGGACCGCCGCAAAGGACGCATGGGCCGTCACAAGGGACGCCGCATGGGCCGCCGCAAAGGACGCACGGGTCGCAGAAGATACCGCATGGGTTGCAGAAGATGCCGCACGGGAAGTCGCACTGGCCGCCGTACTGGCCGCAAAGAACGCTGCAAGGGCCGTCGCACAGGCCGTTGCAAGGATCGCTGCATGGGCCGCATGGAAAACCGCAAGAGACACAGAGGCCACCACATGGGTCGCAGAAGATGCCGCACGGGAAAGCACACAGGCCGCTCAAGCTGCCAAATTTAGAGAGATGGTATCTGGCAGATAATATGATTTATGCCGCAGGAAAAAGCAACCGACCCGGCGCATCCGGGAAAACAAAAAGGAGAGAGAAATGCAATTGACAACAACGCTAAACAAAATTCAAATGTGCAATATAGGTTCCAGAGGATGGAAAAAACTATTAAAATATCTTGGCAAAACCATGTTAGATGATGAATCGTTGCCTTTTAGCGTCATCCTCGACAGCAATGGCTTGGAGGATGCTCTCTGGTGCTGCTATGCTGCACCAGAGTATAATCGGGTATGGCGACTGTATGCTGTGTGGTGCGCACGGCAAGGGCAATACCTGATGACAGATCAACGAAGTTTAAATGCTCTCGGTGTAGCTGAGAGATACGCTAACGGACAGGCCACCGATAAAGAACTATCCGCCGCAAAGGACGCCGCAGAGGACGCATGGGGTGCCGCAAGGGCCGCCGCAGGGGCCGCCGCAAGGGCCGTCGCAGGGATTGCCACAGGGGTCGCCACAGAGGACGCATGCATCGCAGGAGATATCGCACGGGAAGCCGCACTGGCCGAAAAGGCCGCCACACTGGCCGAAAGGGCCGCCCTAGTGGCCGCAGGGGTCGTCGCAAAGAATGTCGCAAAGAA